ATGCGTAAAGTTATGACAACGGGCGAAGCGATGGCGCGCAATAAGCTTTCAGAGACCAAAATCAAAGCACTGACTAAGCCGGGAATATACGGCGACGGCGATGGGCTTTTCCTTCGCGTCCGTGCCGGCGGAAGCCGCCAATGGGTCTTTATATACAAACGCGCAGGCAAGCGCGTCGAGATAGGTCTTGGGGGATATGGTCAAGGCACCGCCCCGGTGCCGCTGGCCTTGGCTCGCGAAAAGGCTGATGAGGTTCGCGCACGGCTGGCGCGCGGCGAGGATCTGGCTACGCGCAAGACATTCGCCGACGTCATGGAAGACGTCATTGCGGTAAAGGAAGCCAGCTTCAAAAATGAGAAGCATAAGGCGCAGTGGCGCATGACGCTCGATGAATACGCAAAGCCGCTTCACAAGAAGGCGGTTGGCGACATCACCCGCGACGACGTGGTTGAGGCCTTGAAACCTATCTGGACTACCATTCCCGAAACCGCAGACCGAACCAGAATGCGAATTGCGGCCGTAATGGATCATGCGCGGGCGCGTGGGCTATTCACCGGCGACAACCCGGCCAGCTGGCGCGGTGGCCTGAAAGAGCTCCTGCCCGCACGTAGCAAACTGACGCGCGGCCACCACGCAGCGGCAGCATACAAGGACATACCCGCCATCATGGCGAAGCTTCGGGCGAGCGACGCCGTTTCTGCTCGAGCCGTTGAATTTACCGCCCTCACCGCTTCGCGTTCTGGCGAAGTCCGCGGCGCTGTCTGGTCTGAAATCGATTTCGCCCAGGCGGTTTGGATAGTGCCGGCTGAGCGTATGAAGGCTGGCCGCGAGCACCGCGTTCCGCTCACCGGCCGCATGTTGGCAATCCTTGAAGAACGCAAGCAAGTCGCCACAGGTGACTTGATATTTGAAGGCGGCAAAGAAGGCGCCGCAATATCAGACACGGCGATGGTGAAAATCCTGCGCGCTGCATCTGAGGACAAAACAATCACCCTGCACGGCCTGCGCTCATCATTCCGCGATTGGGCAGGTGATACAACCGGACACCCACGCGAAGTTGCGGAAGCTGCCCTTGCCCACGCAGTGGGTGATGTAGTTGAGCAAGCATACCGCCGAAGCGACGCGCTTGCAAAGCGGCGCGGCATGATGGAGGACTGGACCGAATACTGCGAAACCAAGGTTTCAACAGTTTCCAAATCTTGACAAATTTGTAAAATCGGTCTATTTAATGAACGTCGCAATTGTGGTGGTTGCGGCAATCGGCGGGGTGGTGCCCGCCAAGAAGCAGTGCCGGGAAAACCGGCTCATTGGCGCCAAGCGCTAGCAACCCTCTCCGGCAGTGACCGGCAACCCAACCCCTTCAAAAATCTTCGTTCCATTTCGCGCCATGACTCTGTCCTGGCTTCGAGGAGAAACACCATGACAATTCCAGCCAATGACAACAAGCCGCGCCTCATGACGCCGAAAGAGGCTGCGGCCGCAACGACTATGTCGCGCGTGCTGCTCGCGCGCATGTCCAAAGAAAAGCGGTTCCCGCAGCCTGTGCAGATTGGCTTGAAGCGCATCGCCTATGTCCGCGCCGAGGTCGAGGCGTGGATTGAAACCGCAATCAATGGGAGAGCCGCATGAGCATCCGAACAGACGCAGAATTCTATGTGAAGCACGCAGAAGGAATTGCCCGCGATCTTGATATAGCTGACCTGGCGGCGAGCATGCCATCCAGCTGAGGGTCGAAGAAATAACCGACTACATCAACCATGAACTGGGTTTCACCACGATTGCAAGTGCCGCCGAAAGGAAGATCATGGACGCTGCGTGTGACGCATTCATCCGGATAGTAGAGCATCGCAGGTCAGCACCATGAAAATTCTAAAGATGGCGCCGCCGACGTGGGGCGGTCCCGATATGCTCGCTGAGTTCATCATTCAGCTTAATCCCGATTTGCGGATTTGCGGAGTGCGTCTCCTAAGGACCGCCACCGGGTTCAATATCCATTTCCCTAAGATCAGTGGCGGCGGTCCAGCGGTCACGGTTTCACCAGAGCTCCGCGCTCAAATCATCGATGTCGCTGTAACCGAATACAAGGGGCTGACCATTGGCCAAGATACCACCGCTGCCCAAGCCGCAGCCTGAGACTATTTCAGTTGGTGACGACGTTTGGCATGACAAATGGGGAAACGGTACGGTTTCTCAGGTTGACGGAGACCGCATAGGCGTTGACTTCCCGGTAGGAGGCCACAAGCGTATTCTTGCAAACTTCCTGCAGCCTGCCAAGGCCGACAATGACAACAACCCCGACCCGCGCCTTGACCGCATGAAGCGTTTTCAGCGCCGGTACGGAGGCGAGATCCACATAATCCCAACCGCTGGCCCTACGCTTTATCGCGCCACCGTCAACGGTGAGCAGGTCAACATTGGAATCGGCGATGACGACCAAGCTTACACCTACACCATAAGGGGAGGACGCAAGCCGCTTGTAGAAAGTGCGCCGTTGAACCTTATCAATCCTGCGGTATGGCAAGGCCAGACTGTCCCTGACCGGCAATGGTATATTCCCGATTTGGTTCCAATGCGCCAAGTTACGCTGCTGTATGGTGATGGTGGTGTCGGCAAGTCCCTTCTTGCACTTCAGATCGCAGCGGCCGGCGCCTTGTCAGTGGAAACGCTGGACCTTGAGCCGTGGGCAGGCCGCGTTCTGTATCTCGGCGCCGAAGATGAAGCCGAAGAGTTTCAGCGGCGTCTTTCATCCATCCTGAAAGCGCACGAAAAGTCGTTTGATGATCTGCAACTCTTTCGCCTTCTGTCGTTGGCCGACGCAGACGCGCTTCTTTCAGTCCCTGATAAATCGGGCAACATGCAGCCCACGCCGCTTTGGTTGGACCTTGCCGAGTATGCTGCCGAATTCAAACCGAAGCTCATCGTTCTGGATACGGTGGCCGACCTTTTCGCTGGTGACGAAATCAAACGCGGCCAAGCCCGTCAGTTCGTCGGCATGCTGCGCAAGCTGGCCATTGAAATTGATTGTGCGATTATCTTGCTAGCTCACCCTTCTGTTTCGGGCATGACTTCAGGCACCGGCACGTCTGGTTCCACTGGTTGGTCCAACAGCGCACGATCGCGCCTGTATCTGACGCGTGGCGAAAAGAGCGAGGATTCGGATATCCGCCTAATTTCGGAAAGCGCCGCATGCCTTGACGTCAAGGTGCAGCGCAAAGAGGGCGGCGTCTGGAAGGACGTTGAGGATCATGCAGCGACAAAGCTCCTTAACGGCAAGGTCAATGACTGGACTTCCGGATTTGAGCTAACACGCGGGATCATCGTCGAGGCGCTCACAAACGACCAGGGCGGGTTCGCGCTGGCAACCATATCCACCGACGGCAGGCCGATTGAAATCGTGAAATATAAGCACGGTCAAATCGCCGTTGAGTTTGCCGCCGACGGATCGGGCAAGCCTCGCTACACAAAGAACGGCCTTGTGCTCGATGCGAAACGCGTCATCCATGTGCGAAACGCCTTCAACGTTTCTCCGGTCACCCACGCAAGGGAAGCAATCGCTTTCGCGCGCGGTCTTCAAGGCTATGGGCGAAACCTCTTCGCCAACGGCGCGCGACCGGGTGGCGTTCTGGTTAGCCAAAAGGCGCTAGGCGACAAGGGTGTCGAGGCGATGCTCAAGGGCTGGACGGCCGCATTCTCCGGCGCCCAGAACGCCGGCAAGACCCCGGTCCTATGGGACGGCACGACATACACGCAGCTGGGCCTATCATCGACCGACGCGCAGTATCTGGAAAATCGCAAGTTCCAGAACGAAGAAATTGCCCGCGCCTTCCGCGTGCCACCCACCATGATCTTTGACCTTGATCGCGGCACGTGGGGCAACGCCGAGCAGATGGGACGTGAGTTTCTTGTCTACTGCCTTGAGCCTTGGCTGAAGCAGCTGGAAGGTGCGTATGGCCGCATCCTTCTTTCTGAGGAAGAGCAGAAAACTCACCGCATCCTGTTCGACCGCGACGACCTCACAAGGGCCGACCTGACCGCGCGCGCGACGGCAATTTCAAGCTTCATCACGGCAAGGACAATCTCTCCGAATGAGGCCCGCCAGTGGATCGACCTCCCCCCACGCGATGGAGGCGACACCTATGAAAACCCGGCCATCGACGTGGCGAAGCCGGCCAATGACAACAACCCCCAGGAGGGAAACGTTGACAATCAAAGCGACATTCGACGGCAAGGAACGTGAGTTCAAGATCGAACCCAAACACGTGGCAATGTTTGAGGGGGTTCTGGGGCGATCGCTGTTTGCGGTTCTGAAGGAATTCACCGCCGGGCATTGGCGGCTCCACGACCTTGCACTTGTGCTGTCCTTCGCCCTGTACGGCCCGACTGCGGAACTGCGCATGAGGGACGATATGGCGAAGCAAGCTCTCAAGTACGGCATGCCATACTCGGGCATCTTTCCTTACGTGCCGCACCCTGCGGTGATCAACCATCTTCAGGAAGCTGGTCACGGCAACTATGCGGATCTGGCAGCGGAAATTCTCTCCGAAGCTATCTTCAGGGAGGGCAAGACCGATGTCGAATCCTAATATTCTGACGCCGGTTGAGCTCGACACCAAAGCGGTGAAGGAGGATGGCACCTTCTCGGGCTATGCCGCAATCTTCGGCACGAAGGACACTGGTGGGGACATCATCCGCAAGGGCGCCTTCAATGTCTCTCTTGCCAAGATCCCCGCCGGCAAAGTCCGCATGCTCTGGCAGCATGACCGCGACGAACCAATCGGCGTTTGGACCAAGTTCGAAGAAGACGAAATCGGCCTCAAGGCTGAGGGTCGCCTCATCTTGGAAACTGCCAAGGGCCGTGAAGCGCACGCGCTCATGAAGGCGGGCGCGCTGGACGGCCTATCAATCGGCTTCCAGACCATCAACGCCACACGCGACAGCACCAAGTCTGCGCGGGTGCTTGAACAGGTGCTGCTAAAAGAGGTCTCGCTCGTGACCTTCCCCATGCACCCCGACGCCACCGTTTCATCGGTCAAGGCCGCCAACAATTCCGAAATCGCGGCCGCTATTCGCGCCGCCTCCCAATCCATAAAGGACCTCAAATGAACGCTGTACGCAAAGTTGCAAAGCTCGAAACCAAATCTGCTGCCAATGACAACGATATCGACGTCAAGGGCGCAATCGACGACCTCACCAAAGCGGTGAAGGACAAGACCGAAGCCGACACAAAGCTGGTCGACCGGCTTGACAAGATCGAGGCCAAGATGGCCCGTGGCGCCGACAATGACGCCGTCGAAACGAAGTCTGTTGGCCAGCAGTTCATTGAGACTGAAGGCTTCAAGGTCCTCGCCGCGAAACAGTCGAAGGGCAAGGCCGATCTTGAGCTCAAGGCCATCACCACCGGTTCCGCAACCGTTGGCACCGGCACCGACGGCTCCACGTCCCTTGTACCCGCTCACCGCGTTCAGGAGATCATCGGCCCGGCTCGCCGCATGCTCACCATTCGGGACCTTCTTGCTTCGGGCTCCACGACCTCCGGCATCATTCAGTACGTCCGCGAAACCGGCTTCACCAATGCTGCCGCTCCGGTAGCCGAAGGCGCAGCGAAGCCCTATTCGAACCTGACGTTCGAACAGTACACCACCCCGGTTCGCGTTATCGCGCACATGTTCAAGGCGTCGAAACAGATCCTTGAAGATGCGCCCATGCTGGCCAGCTACATCGACACGCGCGCCCGTGAAGGTCTCGCGGACGTCGAAGAAGCGCAGCTGCTCCGCGGTGACGGCACCGGCCAAAACCTTGACGGCCTCATCCCGAATGCAACGGCATTCAACACTGCGCTTGTTGAGGCCGGTGATACCAAGATCGACATTCTGCGCCGCGCCATTCTTCAGGTCCGCCTGGCTGAATATCGCGCCACCGGCATTGTCATGCACCCGTCCGACTGGGCTGACATCGAGCTCATCAAGGAAACCACCGGCGGCTACGTCTGGTCGAACCCGACCATCAACAACGGCCAGAACCTCTGGGGCCTTCCGGTTGTCGACACCACGGTCATGAACGAAGGCGAGTTCATGGTTGGTGCGTTTGCCCGTGCCGCCCAGATCTTCGACCGCTGGCAGGCCCGCGTCGAAGTGTCGACGGAGAACGACAAAGACTTCGAGCTCAACCTAGTTTCGATTCGGGCCGAGGAACGCCTTGCACTGGCGATCTACCGTCCGGAAAGCTTCGTCCACGGCGAATTCGACGTCACGCCGTAAACAAAAAAAGGAGGGGGTGATTTCTCATCCCCTCCTTACTTCAATCTGCCAGCTTTAGAAAATACCAAAATGCTCGATGAGCTTTATAATATAGTATGATACTGCTAGTAATTTGTATATGACGTCAATTAGTAGTTCTAGTCCGTTTCTCATTTTCTTTAATTAAACCTTGTATTAATAATACCATCGCAACTCCATCTAAGAGAAATATGTTGCTTGAATCCGCCCGAGACCACCTCGTTTGGTATCTTTGACTATACTGAATTACGGTGGATTTGTCAAGTAATTGTTAAGGGACCTTTGAATGCCCAATCGCATTACGTCATGCGGGTGCAGCGTGCCCACTGCCCTTGTCCCTGCGGCTAATATCATCGACCGCAATGGCCGGCCTGAAGTGAAGCCGTGCATCATTGTTGGCGAGGCGCAAACCGTGGGCGCCGACATAGATTGTGTGGACGCGAGTGACGTCTATCTGACCTTCCACGTGTGGACCGAAGAGAACACCTTCACCATGTGCAAGTCCATCGCCGGCGAAATGCGGCGCGCGCTCAAACACTTGGGCGGCACTCAGGACGGCTTCCGTTTGGACTTCAGCTATGAGGATTCGCGCTTCCTGCGTGACCCCGGCGGGCTGCTTTCACATGGCGTGGTCACATTTAACGTCACCGCGGAGGACACCGAATGAGGGCTGGCAAACTTGACACCACCATCACCATTCGTGGCGTGACCTATGTCGACGACGGCTACGGTGGCCAGATTGAAGTTGTGGCAGATATTGCCACTGCTCGCGCTCAGATCATTGAAGAAAGCACGGACGAATTTATCCGCAATTACGGCGCCACCACGGAACGCCTGCGGATCTTTCGCACCCGCTGGATTGATGGCGTCGACCTTGAAATGAAGATCAAGCACGACGGGTTGGACTATGACCTGAAACAGATCAAGCCCATTGGCCGCCGACGCGGCCTTGAGCTGCGTTGCGTGAGGGTTGGAGCATGAAGGGCAGGAAGGCTGAAATTCGCGCGGTCAACGGCGCGTTGACCAAAGCCCCACCTGCCCCCGCTTGGCTGCCGCAGCATGCGAAGGACGAATGGCGGCGGATTATGCCCGGCCTCATTGAGAACGGCCGCATCGCGCGCCATGAGCTTTCAACGGTCGAAGACTATTGCCTTTGCGTGGCCCGCAAGCGCGAAGCTGAGGTGGTCCTGCAGAATGACGGGCTCACATATGTGTCACCAACTGGTGAACTAAAGCGCCGTCCCGAAACAACCATCCTTAAAGAAGCGATTGAGGCCAGCCGCCGCCTAGCTGCGGAGCTCGGTCTTACGCCGGCCAGCCGCGATAAGAACAAGGGAGGCGCCGCGATTGAAGACGAAAACGACGCCCTCGCCAGCATCTAGTTATCCTGCCTGGGTATTCGACGACAGCCCTATTCCGGATCCTCACGGTAAAGGGGAGCGGGCAGTCCAATTCCTGAAAGCACTAAGACATCCTAAGAGCGCCTTGGAGGGGCGCTCTTTTCAATTGGACCGGTGGCAGGAGCGCATAATCCGCAAGGTATATGGCGACACGAAGCCTGATGGAACGCGGCGGATTAAAACGGTCTTCGCTCTCATTCCACGCGGCAACCGCAAAACCACCCTTGGCGCTGCGCTGTGCCTGCTTGCTTTAGGTCCAGAGCGCATTCCCGGCTCTCAGGTAGTTTCGGCCGCTGTTGACCGCGACCAGGCGCGCATTGCGCTTGAAGAAATGAAGGGCGTTATCTCGGCGCATCCTAAGCTTGAAGCTGCGTTTCAGGTGCAGGACACAAAAAACCGGATCACGCACAGAAAGAGCGCCGCCTTTTACCGCGCCATGTCCGCCGACGCCGCAACCGCACATGGCCGCACAATCTCGCTAAGGCGAGGGCAGGCGCCGATGGGGCCGATCGCGCCGACAAATGTGCTTATTGCGCTGAATGCACCTACCGCGAGGTTGGCGAGTGCGAAAAGTGCCATTTTATGCTGTCCTTAATTGAACTTGACGTTGCGCTTCTGCGCGTCCCTTACTGACCCCACAACAATGGTCGGGATCTCGGCTTTTAGTTTCTTCAGGCTGGCGTCAATTCTCGCTACAGCGCTGGCATCAGCCCCCCTCGCGTCAATGGTAGGGGAGAAGTTGATGACCGGCGCAATGGACGTGCCGCCGCCCGTGACGGACTTCATATTCGGAATACTGGGAGGCGAAAGCGAAGGCATTGCGCCGACGTAGCCGCCATCAGCGTAGCCCTTCAGGCCGCGTCGCATGGCTTCCATGACGGCAGGGCCACCGGCCTTGCGCACGGTGTCCGCGTCCATGACATACTCGCCCTTGTGCACTACCCCGGCCGGCTGATACTTGCCGCCATCGCCGGTATAGCCGCCTTCAGAATAAAGGCCTCCTGGAGCCGAAGGAAAGCCGCCTCCACCACCCTTAAAGATGTTGAACAGGCCACCACCGCCAGAGCCGCCCATGTTGAACAGGCTATCGAGTCCGCTGTTGATCAGACGGCTGCCAAGGTTCTTCAGGGCGTTGCCTAGCACCTCGGTAGCGCTGGCACCTTCCAGCATGCCGTTGACAATGGTTCCGGCGAAGTCGCGGGCCGCGTCTTTTGCCTCTTCGGCTGCGGCTTGCACTTTTTCGTAGGCGTCAGACTCGCGATAGATAGCGTCTACCTTGTTGGCTATAGCCAGCTGCTCTTCCGTTGTCGCGGCGGCACCGGCCTGCCTGAGGGCGTTCATTTTGGCCTTCTGGGCCTCGGTTTTGCCGATCATGTCGTATTCGAGCTGAAGGTCAGCCAGAAGGTCAGTCACGGCTTTGCGCTCACGCTCCGCTTCACGGGCCGCCTTAGCGCGCGCACTCTCTGCTTTCGGGTCCACCGGCGGCGTGTATTTCGTTGGCGGCGTCCAAGTGTCGCTGCTCTTCGGCGTGAAATTCATCACCGATGGCCGCGATTCCAGTTCCTTGATAAGCGCATTTTCGCGCTCGTTGAGTTGCTGCATTGTGATTTCATGCGTTCCCCGAGCGCGAGCCTTCTGGCGGTCATTCAGCTTGCTGTCGGCAGCGTCGATCGCGGCAAGGGCTTTCGCCACTTCCTGCTTCTGCGCCATGATGTCGTTGATGCCGCCCTGGATCGTTTGGTTTCGCTGCTTCTCAACGGTGCGAAGGCCGTCAATGAAGTCGACCATGCTACCAACCACGGAGACAATCGCGCTTTTAAGCGTGGTGCCAATGGTTCCCGCGATGCTGTTAAACTGCTGGTCGATCTCAGCCGCTTTTCTGATGACGTCATCATCGAGCACGCGTCCGAAGTCACTTGCCGCCTTTATCTGGTCGCGAATGCCGGCCTCGCCTTGCTCAATGAGCGACACCATGCGCTCGCCACCAGTGCCGCCGAAAAGTTCGTCAAAAATGCGAACGCCGGCAGCGGTGTCTTTGAGTTTTCGAGTGCGCTCGATTAGAAGAAGTAAGAGCTCCGATGGATCCTTCAGCCGCTCCTTGACCTCCTGAGGCGTCAATCCGAGACGTGCGAACGCTTCGGCAGCGCTACCCTTTCCAGTAGTAGCGAACTCGTCCGCACGGATGGCCATCTCTTTCAGGCCGTCGGTGATGGAATCGATGGGGATACGTGCTTTTTCCGCGACGTACCGCCACTCTTGAAAAGCCTTGGCTGAAACGCCCGCCATCTTGGCGGCATCACCGATCTCAGCAACGCCCTTGGCGATGTCTCCCAGCTGCATGACAATGCCAGCGCCGCCCGCACCTATAATACCCGCAAACAGGCCAGCAAGGCTCTCCCAACCAACCTGGAAGAATTCGATATGGAGGATTACCATGACCGCCATTAACACCTTCGTTCGCGAAAGCGGTGTCTACTTCGTCGTCGATGGCGCAACTTACCTGCCTGCGATTGGTGGCAATCCGGCAAAGTCCGGACGCATGGCCAAGGTGCACCATATACCGTGGCTTGGTGCTGCCTTCGCTATCACGGGGCCAGTTATGGCGACATTCTGCCACGGCCCCATGATTGGCGACAGTCCAGCCAAAAATTTCGACGAGTTTGCAATGGGCTTTCCCGACCTTCTCAAGCGGGGAGCCGATGACATGCGCAGGGCTGGCCAAGCTCATTTGTTCGGCCCGTGCGAAGTCGTCATTGGTGGGTGGTCAGATGAACGACAGCGCTATGAGGCATACGCGGTCAGCACTGACAGCAGCATATCGAACGGCAAACCGGCCTTCACCCTTCGGCCAGTGACGAAGTACATGCGGCCGTACCCGCCTGCAGCTGTCGGCTTCACGTTCGAACCGGAGAACGCAGCGCGAGACGGGATGCGGATTCTGGAAATGCAGCGGCGCGCGAATGTCGAATCGCCAGACGGCAAGAGTGTCACCGGCGCAATCGGCGCATTCGCTCAGCTTGCACACCTTACCCGCGACGGCATGACGTCAAAGCTTATCGGCATGTTTGAGGATGTAGCCTAAAGGCTTGCCTCGAGGCGTCGGCAGGCGTCGGCAGATGCATTACCTCATAGTCAACCCGTGCAGCGTTTCGCTGTACGGGAGGGCTGCGATTACTTTCGCGGATTGCAGGTATCCGACGGCGGCACCGGCCTTGCAGCCTTCTGAAGGCGTGTTGCTCCTAGCGCAGATCGCTTCGGGCGAATCGATTATCGGGAAGTCCTGCATGCCGTAGACTATTACCGTTCCCTGCCGCGGCAGGAACTCCGATGGCTGGAGCACGAATACCCTTACGCCTGCGGCCCATGCGCCCGCTAAGATTGCCACTATAGCGCCCACGGCAATAATCGACTTCATCATGACCCCCGCTTTAGGGGAGCAAGATGATTGAGGCATTACCGCCGGTCAAGCCCGCCGCTATATTGGTTTATGGACAACCGCTCCACCAACGGCATCAGGATCGCCGCCAATCCTTATACGCACGCCGTCGGGATCAATGAACTCTGCGAAACGCCATTTACCCGGTTCGATCTCATCGCCAATTTCTAAAGCCGTCTGAAGAAGGTGCACCGTGGAAGTCTTCGCGTCTGAACCGTTCTCAATACGCGTGACTGTATTGGCGGTAATACCCGCTTTTTCAGCCAGGTCTCGCACGCCCCAACCAAGTCCGACGCGGGCCATTTTAAGCTGAGTGGCGTTCATTTTTGGTACCCTGTACAAATACATGTTGACACGGTTAATTTCGTGTGGCTTGATGTGTACACAGTACAAATGCAGCGACACAAAAGCAACAAGGAACGCCCGATATGGTTAGCGAGTCCCAAACAGATACGGTTAACGAGTCGTTCATATCCCGCATGACCCGCCTGTACATCGAGCTTGACACGATTGGCAGTCGCGTTGGCACCATGCCCGACGACGCCATGGACCACATAACCGAAGCGGCGGGCATAGTGCGGCGGGCGGTTATTGAAGCACCGGTGAAGACCGAAGCTGACATTGCCGGGAAGTTTCGCTTTGTTGCGATGCTCATTGAGGATCCGCACGGGATCATCTGCGATGAGGAAGAAGCCGCAGCGATCGCGGTTCGCGAATTCTTCAAGTTCCGTGAAGATGAATGGGCCGCGATGCGTGCGGAGGCCCGGTCATGAAGTACACCTTTGACCCTGGCCCACTCGCTCTGGATGACGCCGCTACTTTGCTCGGCGAAGTCCGCAAGGTTGTTCATCTGATATCCATCGCGGCGCAAGGCGCGGACCCTGCGAGCACTGTGGCACTAGGCGCTATATGCGCTACGGCCGATTTAGCGAGTGAAAGGCTTGAGGAGATTGAAGCGCGTCTGGACGTCCTGAGGGAGGTTTGGATGAAGGAGCGCAAGAAGCAATAATTCGGGCATGTATCCGTTCGGGCCTTCTATCCCGACTACGGTAATTGGATGATGCCGGTTCGATCCCGGCCATGCTCTCCACTTTCCCAGCTGGCCTTTCTTCATGGAGGCCAGCCACCTTGCCGCAGCGCGCCCTTGTGGCTGCGCGCGGTCCTTTATCACCACAGGCCAGCGGGGCTTTCCGCCACCAACGGTTCCGGCCACCTAGACACGCAGCCGCCCGCTGGCCGTTAATTCCACAACTGAGGAGAGACGACAATGAAAAGCATGCAAATGCCAATTCCAGATGACGCGTGCGGCAAAGCTGGCGCCTTTTTCAACGTCTTTATGACGGACGCATTCGGCGCGGTGACGTGGTGCGCCACGTTCGAAGGTGCTGGCGGCTTCGAGGACGCGATAGATGTAGCTGATGACATGGCCCGCACGCACAAGACACAAGCGTGGGTCATGCCTGCCTTCTACACCATGGACGGCAGGGAAAGCGAAGAAGACCAAGGATCGACTACTGGCAAAATTTGCCACAACTGAATTACCAACCGCCACCACAACGCCTACGAGGCCCGCCAGAATCACCAACTGGCGGGTTTTCGCTATTTGGACCATATATCCACAGCGGAAAAACGCGCCGACCAAGTTATGGCAAGCGGCAAAAAAAGCCAAATTATGCAATGAAAACAAGGGTCATGGCGGAGAGGATGGGATTCGAACCCACGATACGCTTTTGACGTATACTCCCTTAGCAGGGGAGCGCCTTCGACCACTCGGCCACCTCTCCGGTGCGGCCTGATTATTGCGTAAGAAAAATGATTGCAAGGCTTTTTCGCCAAGAAGCCAAAAAACCTGTTGGCCAAATAAACCGCGGGTCAAACTTTACGCCCGGTTGCGGAACTTCTTCAGGGCCCGCACGTTTCCGCATCGGTAACAAAAGAGGTGTTCTAATGGCTCAGACCAAACTGAATGTTGTCGAAGACACGATCGAAAACCAGATTGCAGAACTGCGTTCGCAGATCGCATCCCTGTCCAAATCCGTTTCCGCCCGTGCGGAAGGTGTTGGCGAGGATGCATCGGAATTTCTAGATGAGGCGCGCGGCCGCGTTCGCAAGGCGGCGCATAATGTCCGGGCGCAGGGCCAGAATGTCGTGGAAGCCGTGAAGGAAAATCCAGGCACCGCCACTTCCCTGCTGACGATCGTCGGCGCACTCGGTTTCGCGATCGGTTATGCGGTGGGCACGAGCACGCAGCAGAGTTCGTCGAACAGCAGCCTTTATCGCTGGCGCTGA